TTTTCGGGTAGGCTGGAACTATGCCTAACCCAGCGAAGCCAATAGAGCAAAAGCGACTGCTCGGAAACCCCGGACGCAAGCCACTGCCTGACAAGGTTACGACCATAAGCCTTGAGGGTGGCAGGGTGGAACCGCTGCGAGAACTAGAGCAGGCAGGGCAACAGTTGTGGGACTCAGTGTTCAATTACGCCGAGCTTTGGATAAGCCCTCGAACAGACGTTCACCTTTTGCAAATGACTTGCGAGCAACTCGACCGTCGAGAACAAATCAAGCAGGCGATTGCCTCTAGCGACGACTGGCACTTGTTCAAACAGCTCAACGATTTAGAGCGCCTTGTTAGCTCGAACCTTGGCTTGCTTGGGTTCACTCCTAGCGACAGGAGCCGACTAGGGCTGGCCGAGATAAAGGCAAAGTCTAGATTGCAAGAATTACTAGAGCGAAATGCCTAGCGCTTGGCCTCCTGCGTGGCTTACTCCGGTGGAGGCAGCCTCACTCGCCAAAGGTAAAGGCAACCTTGCCATTGACTTTATCGAAGCGTTCGGCATAATTACCAAGGACTCGATCGCAGGCGCTCAAGGGTCACAGCTTATTTTGCGAGACTGGCAGAAGGATTTGGTGCGTCACCTTTACGCAAGCGACGGCAAGGGTGGCTTTGCCTCCAAGATTAGCTTGGTGGGGATGCCGAGGAAGCAGGGAAAATCAGCCCTGAGCAGCAGCCTCGCCTGCTTCGATTTATATTTTGGGCCAAGAGGTGGCGAGGTTTATTCGATAGCTGCCGAAAAAGAGCAGGCAAGAATCGTCTTCAACGACGCCAAGAAAATGATACAAGCCAACGAGGAGCTGGACAGCCAAGCCAAAATCTACCGAGACGCCATCGAGATTCCAGCCACAGGCTCCGTTTACCGAGTCCTTTCAGCAGAGGCTTACTCCAAGGAAGGCTACAACTCGACAGCAGTTTGGGCGGACGAGGGTCACGCTATGGCTGACAGAACGCTTTTTGACGTGATGTCTTTGTCTATGGGAGCCAGAGGCAACAAGGCTCACTTGGTAATGATTACCACTGCCGGGCGTAAGTCCGACCAGACAGGCGGAGACTCAATCGCTTACACCCTTTATCAGACAGGGCAAAAGATAGTCAACAAGGAGATAGAACCCTCGATGTTTATGGCGTGGTGGGAAGCTCCGAAAGACGCTGACTACAAAGACCCGAAGACTTGGGAAGCTGCCTCTCCGGGTTACGGCGACATTTGCGCAGCGGAGGACTACGAGACGGCGGTCAGGATAACCCCTGAAGCGGAGTTCAAAACCAAGCGACTAAACATTTGGACAAACACAAAGACGGCTTGGCTGCCGCAAGGAGCGTGGCAAGCTATCGAAGAAGAAGTCGAGATGCTACCTAGCGACGAGTATGTCCTTGGCTTTGACGGCTCTTGGAAGAACGACAGCACGGCTTTAGTGGCGGTCATAATGCCTCGCTTCGAGGGCGATGTTTACCGAGCGGTCAGGGTTGAAAGCTGGGAGAAGGACTTTGCAATCCACGACGACTCTTGGATTGTCGACAAAAAAGAAGTCGCAAAGGCAGTTCTGGATTTCTTTGACAAGTTTCGTAACTGCAAAGAGATGGCTTGCGACCCGTCCTACTGGGAAGACGAAATGTACCAGTGGTCAGAGTATGGGATCCCAGTCGTTGAATACAAGAACACCCTGTCAAGAACCGTCCCGGCGACCTCTAAATTGTTCGAGGCAATAATGAACAAGAAGCTTAGAGTCCAGCCCGACGGAGCTATGACTAGGCATATGGAAAACTGCATCCTGAAAATCGACGCACAGCGTGGCGCTCGCATCACTAAAGACTTCCGAAACCCCAAGCTAAAGATAGACTTGGCAGTGGCCCTAATGATGGCATTTGACCGTGCAACCGTTAGAATGGAAGAAGCACTCGTGCCACAAGTTTATGTATAGGCGGTAATTCTTGGCAAACGTATTCGACAGGTTCTTCTCTAAGAGGGCGCTTTCGTATCAAAGCATTTGGGCAGCAGGCGGAAACATCGAAGACTCAACGCTTGCAGGAACAATCGTAAACAGCGAAACAGCCTTCTCAATAAATGCAATCTATTCGGCTGTCTCTTTGATTAGCGATACAGTCTCAAGTCTTCCTGTCGACGTGTACGTTCGGAGGGACGGCGCTCGCTATCCTTTTCGACCATCCCCTGCTTGGGTGCAAAAGCCAGACGTTGACACAACCAAAGAAGCTTTTTGGGGTTCTATAATCGTTAGCCTTTTGCTCGACGGCAATTCTTTTATTCGGGTCTTCTCAAACGACCGAGGCGAAATTGTAAATATGAGCGTCCTAAGCCCTCACAATGTCGAGATAACTCGCAACGGTCTAGGGCAAGTTATGTATCGTCTCAACCAAGAAGGACAGCTTCTTAGCAGCGAGCAAGTTATCTTTATTCCCGACGTTGTAAGACCGGGCAACATTCGTGGCGTTAGTCGGGTCGAAGCACTAAAAGAGAACTTTGCATTGGCAAAAGCTCTTGAAGCTTATGCAGCTAAGTTCTTTGGTTCTGGGACTCAGACTTCCGGCGTGATCGAGTTTCCGGGCAACCTAACTGCCGACCAAGCCAAGTCCTTGCAAACAGGATTTGACTCAAGGCACTCAGGCTGGAACAAGGCGCACAAGACTGCTATCCTTTCAGCAGGCGCTAAATACACGCAGACAAACACCGAGAACGACCGAGCGCAGTTCTTGGATTCTCGCAGGCTTGCAGTCGAAGATGTTGCACGAGCCTTCCGAGTTCCAAGCAATATGCTCAACCTCCCTGGCTCAAACACTTACAGTTCGGTCGAACAAAACAACCTTGCTTTTGTGACCCACTGCCTACGTCCAATAATAGCAAAAATCGAAAGCGCTTTCAGTCCTCTAATGTCAAGAACGGCAGGAGGAGAGAACTCTTTCCTAAAGTTCAACATCGACGGGCTGCTCAGAGCCGACATTCAAAACAGGATGGCTGCCTACTCAACAGGACTGCAAAGCGGTTTCCTAAGCGTCAACGATGTTAGGCGACTTGAAGACCTAAGACCAATCGAAGACCCAAGCGCCGATATGCCTAGAGTTCCACTTGCTAACGTTGCAATAGACTCTGCCGACTTGGTAGCTACAGACAAGCGTGTGACGATGGCTTCTAAGTTAGTGCTTGCAGGTTACGATCCTGCCGAGGTGCTAGTCGCTATGGGACTTCCTGCTGTGGCTCACACCGGACTGCCAAGCGTTCAGCTCCAAGGCATTGCACAAGTTGACCCTGAAGACCCAACAAGCGCTTACGAAGTCGATTAGAAAAGGTAGGAAACAATGGCACTAATACCAAGCAAGAGCGGAATACCAGCGACCACCAACAAGGTTGTCTCAGCGCCTAAAGCTCAGCCTGAACCACCAAAGGCAGCGGTTGAAGAACCAAAGATTCAGCCTGCAACCTTTAGTCCGAAAGCAAGCAAGATGGTAAACTCAAAGAAGACTAATTGAAGGGCGCAACAGTGTCAGGAATTGAGCAACGAGTAACAACGACCGACTTTGAAATTCGGGAAGAAACAGACGGGATGCACTTCAGCGGATACGCTGCGATGTTCAACTCTCCCAGCCTGCCACTTCCGTTCACCGAGCGGATAGCGCAAGGCGCTTTCAAGCGTTCGCTAAAGTCTCGCAACGATGTCAAGTTTCTTTGGAACCACGACTCCGGAGAGATTCTTGGATCGACTCGTGCAAAAACCCTAAGCCTTACCGAAGACGACAAGGGACTAATGGTTGGCGGCGTCCTGCCTAACACAAGCCGAGGCCGGGATGTTGCCGAGCTTCTTAGGCGTGGAGATGTTGACGCTATGAGCTTTGGATTCTCAGTCCCCACAGGAGGGGACGCTTGGTCGAGTGACGGCTCGGAGCGAACTCTAAACTCTGTGAGGTTGTTCGAAGTGAGTCTTGTCGGAAATCCTGCTTACACTGCAACCGCTGGAACCGTGTCGGTTCGTAGATTTGAAAAGGCAGCTCAGCGAGCAGAGGTCAGCGTCGACGCATTAGCAGACGCCCTCGGCAAGATTGAAGACGGACTCAACATAACCGGAGAAGAACAAGAACTCTTAAATCAAGTGATTACAACTTTAGCTCCTGAAGCCGAAGTCATACCCGAGCCGATCGTCGTTGGCGACCTTGGGTTGCTTGCGCTAAAAAAGAAGAAGCTAGAGCTTCTAATGAAAGGTATCTAATGGCTAACAAAGAGCAAATCGTCAAGGCAATTCTTGACGCTTCAGGAAACCCAGACAGCGGAGTAGTTCGAGTCAACGTTGAGAAGTGGGCCGATGCAATAGTTGCAATCGACTTAGAGACTCCACCGAAAGCCAGCGACGGCGAAGACGTGGTGACGGAAAGCGCTCCATTTGAGAGGGCTAAAAAAGAGACTCGTGTAACCAAGCCGACTGACATTCGCTAGTCGCCAAGCATCAAGTCTCACCCCGACGGACTTCTTGGAACCGTCGGGGTTTCCTTTTTAACTAGAACACTTGTTCGATAACACTTTTTGACAACGAAAGACAAACAGCCACACAGACACACCTAGCAGCCTCGCTAACGGCTTTTACCCTACTCTTAGCCACAACCACGCAGGCATCACAGCGAACGTCCGACCTGAGCGAAATGGTGGGTCTTGCCCAGTGAACACGCACCCGAACAAGTGTTCGAATAAAACACTAGTTGTTATCTAATTGTGATAAGTAGTTTCTAAATGTTCTTGCTTATTATTTGATAACTGCTACCATCCGCAGGGTTACACCTGCGCACCTGTTGTAAACTATTTGTATCGGATAAGAGTCAGCTCTGCCGACCCTGCTGTTGAGCGTTAACGCCACTGCATCCTAAATGCAAATTACCTAACAAGGAGACTAAATGTCTGAGTTCATTAAGACTCAGCACGAAGTTCGCAACAACCTTATTACGCAGGTTCGAGAAGTTATTGACTTCGCCGAAGCTGAAGGTCGTGGACTAGACAGTGCTGAACTAGCAAAGATTGACGCAATCGAAGTTGACATCCGCAAGGCGGACGACAGCATCACGATCGCTCAGCGTTCCGAGGAGCGCAACGTAGAAGCATCATTGGCAGCCAAGGGATTTGTCCCAGCGGTTTCCGAGGAGCGTTCTTC